ATGAGTGGCAGTGAATAAACTTACCATCAACTACAAATCCTAGTCTTACCGTTCCAAGTCCCAACCATTCAATATCCATCCACATAATTTGTGCTTTGGAAATATCTAATGTGACACCAGATGGATTGAGATGCCCAGGACCAAGCATCGTATCAACATTCCAACTTGCTTGTGATACTCTTGTTTCTGTTGTAATTCCTGGAACATATGTTCTTTCTACAAAATATAAATTACTTCCATCAAGTTCTAGATACATTCCATTATCTGCACCAAAGTATCCTACTCTTTGACGAAGATTTGTTTTTGTTGGGTTGAATACAAATGTATTCAATACCTGTAATGATTTTCCTGGTTGATAAGAGAATACTTTTGTGGTTTCTCTGATGACTGATGCGGTACTTCCCACCCCAACAGTCATATTAATCAAACCTTGTGCTGTTGAAAATCCAACTGTTGAACCAGTACCAACAACTAAACCACTCCAAAGATTATTGTCCCTGTATCTGTGGGAACTATCAAAAAGTGTGAGTGGGGTAGACATTCTTTGTCTACCAAATGCATCAGTTGCTATTGGTGGTAATTCAATATCAACTGATCCAGTAACTGGAAATGGATTTGAAGTGCTGACTGGTGAATTGTTGAGGTTGATTGATACTTGCCCAGTAGTTCCAATACTTACAGTATTCAGTAATGTTGAAATGCCAACTGGGAGATATGGAACAGTTAAAATGCTGCTTATCCCAACTTCTGTGATGTGAGTATGAACTGGATTTTCCGGAGTACTTGAAACATCTACAGTTGCTCCAATACTCACATCGCCATTAATTGTAATATTTGAACTTCCAAGAGATACTGGAAATGGGTTCTCAAAAGAAACTGGACTGCCATCTTTTGTGGCAATCATAGGTACTTCAAAAAGGGTCCTTTCTTGGTTTAGAAAGTCCTGTGTATTCTTATTCCACTGTGCCATTAATCATTCACCCCACGATAATTTTTCTGGTTGATATCTTTGTGTGTTTTTAATTTTTAAAGAACTTTGGTTGGATGCTGGATAAATGTTATGAACAATTGCGCCAGGATATTCATCTTGAAGTTGTTCTGCAAGTTCATTTCTTGTCATCTCCTTCCCTTCAACTTCCATACGATATAATTTTCCTTCCCAAACAACATCTGCAAAGAAAGATTCACTTGCTTGTTCTGGTTGAGAAGAATTCATATAAAGATTGCCGTTAAAATCGCCGGCAATATTGACGCTTTCTGAAATAAACTGTTGAAAAGATTTCATTTTAGTTACAGTTCCAACGACGGAGTGCTTTGTTGATTCTTGAATCTGGATCTCTTGCAGTTTTTGCAGAAGTGAGTTTATCCTTCATTCCGGACATACGACTACAAAAGTTTGAACGACGATCTGCTCTCTTGCCTTTTGGATTCTTTTCAGTCACAGCAGTTTGAAGTTTTGAACCTGGATGTTCTTTGCGATATTTATCTACTGTTGATTGACTTAATCCATCAACTCCATCTTTACGATTTGCGGATTGCCAATCTTCGGTTAATCCGAAATCAGATCTCCAATTCGAATAATCTTCTTTTTGTTGCTTCTTAGGACCAGATAATAAACCATAAATACCACCCGCAATTGCCAATGGAATTGCAACTCTAGGATTTTTTACTTTTGATAATGTTTTTAAAAGTGATGGTTTTGCTGCAATTTTTGCTGCTCTTTTTGCCTGCGCTGCGGCTACATTTTGAGATCCTTGTCTACGTGCTGCAGTCATTCGATCTTGTGCTCTAGGATCTCTAAGATTTTGACCTCTATTCTGTGTTGCTGGTGATTTGGGTACACTAGGTAATTGTGATCCAGAACCTACTGGTTTTGGTGTTGCTGATTTTGCTTGTTTCCTCATGGAATCAATTTTTTCTGCAGCACCAGGATTTGATTTTTTGAGATTTTCAATTTGTTCTGGAGTCATATCTTTTAATTTATCTTCCCACTTCTCTGAGATAATTAATTCATCTCTCCAGTTAGAATATTCTTCTTTTTTAACACAATTTGGAACTAATCTTTTTCCTTTCTTTTTCATTCCTTGTTGATCATATCCATCCCAGCACTTTTCACCAATAAGTTCACTACCAATTCCTTTGCTTGGTTTTAATGGTTCTGGTTTGATAATATCAATAAAATCTGCATAATGATTTCCATCTACATCTTCAATAGATACGTTCTCAGATTTCATTTCACCACTATCCACATAATCTGCTGCACTATCTAGATAATCTGCTGCCTTTGTAATTTTTGATTGAACCCAAGCTTCAATATTACCTTCACCCTTTCCCATCTTTTTCTTTAGTCTTTTAGCTGCAGAAACAATAGTTGAAAGTTCAGAACGAGCCATTGAATACTCATGATCTCTTTCTTCATTAGCTGGATGAGGACTGTTTGGATCATAAGCATCTGAACTTAATGAGATTGGAGTTGAAAACATTTCCCAATATTTTGGTCCATATTTACATTCTTCCATAGTTTCATTTTTTTCGCACTTTGGGCAATATCTTTGCATTTGAACTTCTTCGGATTTTGTACCCCAATTGTCAGCACCAACTCTGCGACATTTGACAAGTGCTCCTGATGCATACGCACTTGGCCAAACACTATAACGTGACTTTACTTTATGATAACAGGCATCTTTTTTACCACTACTTTTGCCTGGTTTATCTTTGACTTCTTGTAAATTCATTTCTTCTGTTCTTACATTTGTTGGTTTTGCACCGCCAGATTTTTCTGGTTGGTTTGGATCTAATCTGTTTTTTCTTATCCTTGCTGCTTCCTCTTCATCTTTTGAAAGTGCTCTTTTCATTTTAGAACTTCCACACTTAGGAGTTGATGTTTGACCAGGTTGACGAGCACATGGTTTACCTGACCATTTTCCGCCTAGTTGAACCCAACCAGATTTTCCATCAGAAGACCTTGATTTTCCAAACCAATCACGAAGACCTTCATCTCCAGAGCTGGTTTCTTCTTTCACATCATTAAACTTTTTATGGTGCTTTTTGGCATCTGATTCCATTTTTTTCAAACTAGTATAATAATCTGGAATTTCATCTAGATGTTGAAGAGCAATCTCTCTTGCCAACTCATGATTTTTTGTATGTTCATGCTCAATTTTTTCTCCCATATCCAATTGTTTTTGAATAAAGGAAACACTTAAACGATGTTTTTTTGCAATTTGTTCAACTGACTTAAAAGATTTTAATTGTTCTTTCAAAGACTTTTTACGTCCTTGGCAATGAGCACGTTGAGAAAACCCTTTTGGGTTATCACAATCTATTGATCTTTTATATTTCTCAGACCAACTCATTTTTAATTTAACAATTCTCCTTATTATTTAGAAAACCTTGTTTTAATAATTTTGAAAGTTCTGCGGTTGATCCAACAAATAAGGCATTATTCGTTACATTGGTTGCTTTTGGAGCATCTTCAACAACTTCTTTTAATTTTCTTTGCAAATCTATTAGTTTATCTGTGGTGTCTGCCACATTCTTAATTAATTGACCAGCAACTTCATAGGCTCTTGGACTACCTCCTTCTCCTGCAAGTTCCATAATTCCATTAATTGCTTCTTGACCTTTTTCAATTAATGAATATAAATTTGCTCTAGTATACTCATAATCTTTTTTAATATCATTTTGATCAGAATCATTATTTTTTATAAGTTCAATATAATACTACTGGTGATATTTAAAGATTTGTCTATAGAATCATAATTTGCCATGTTTTTAATTTCCTATTACAAATCAGTTTTTTGAGTGGGACTATACGATTTAGAGTCTCCAAAAAATTCAAATGTTTCATCAAATCCAAAATTATCATTTGGATTTGCATTAATAGGATCTGGTTTAACTGTATATCTCATTTCTCTCTTTGATATAGATGGATCTGTTCCTGCATAAGTGTCAACTTGAACTTTGCGAATTAATCCTTCTGTAGATTCTGATATTGGTCCAAACAGGTAAGTTTTAGCTGTAAATGAAAGGGTATAAATTAAAGCTCTTCTAGTTGAAAAATCACCTTCATAATCATCTTGCAAGGAAATATTATCTAAAACTATTGGAATATCTCTTTTTTCTCCTATCGAATCAACCAAATCAACCGAAACTGTAAATCCTGGTTGAAAATTTGGCAATATTTGCTCAATTATTTGTAAAGCATCGTCATTCAATTTACACAAAATACTCAATTCAAATCCAATATTATATGGAACAGGTAAGAAAACTTTTTTTAAATTATTTCCTTGTAAAGTTTTAAATGTTTGTGTAATTCCAGTTTTTCTAGAAGTATCATATTGTATAGTTGACATTTCAAAAGACATTCTAGGTAAAGTTATTGCAACTGGTTTATTTAAATCTGCCTGTTGCTCAAGACGTGCTAAGAATTTTTGTGTTGGTCCGTAAGTTAAAGGAACTCTTATTTCGGAGAAAACATCATCCTCATTATCTTTGTGTTGAATATAAATTTGATTAAATAAATTACCAAATGCAATGATTGTTTTTCTTATAATTTGATGATAGTAATAAGTTCCTAACATTAGTAATTACCGAATGGATTTGATTCTGAAAAATCTACTACTTTACTTGCCTCACTTTCAAACTCATCGTTTTGTTCATAATTATCTATTAAAGTTTCGGTAGAACGTGATTTCAGCGAGTAAATTGCTGAAGAAGCAGAC